TGTATATAGAGTCGTCCGAGCGATCGGGCGGCTTTTTCTTTTATCCGATCCGCCGCGTCGCAAGGTGCGCATCGACCTCCTCCTGCCGAGCTGGATAGGTGCGGCGCGGTGTCCGGGAATATGCGAGGTGTGAGACTTGCAAGAGTACAAGACGGACGAGCAGAAGCGGAAGTTTTACGACAGCCGCGAGTGGAAGCGGCTGCGTGAAGAACGCAAGCGGCTGGACAATTACGAGTGTCAGGAGTGCAAGCGTAACGGCATGGTCAGCATCGACACGAACGAATACAGCGAGACGGCCAGACGGAAGAAGATTCAGCTGGTCGTGCATCATGTCCAGGAGCTGGGGCAGCGTCCGGATCTGGCGCTTGAGATCGACAACCTGGAAACGCTGTGCGTGGACTGCCACAACGAGATCCACGGGAGAGGGTTCGAGCCCAAGGTGAACAAGTGGGCACATGACGAAAGGTGGGATTGACGTGAGTGAAAAAGCGCAACCGTTGCTGGTGATCGAAGTGCAAGACTTGAACAGCGTTCCGGTCATTCGCTACAAAGGCGAAGTGGTCACGGGTAAAAAGGCCGTGGAGTATTTCTGGAGAACGAAGACGGCTGAGGACAACGGAGAGCACAAGTTTGAACTTAAGTATGTTGACAAGAGTGAACCTTGTCCGGAGGACGTGAAGATCAGCGAAGAAGCGATTCGGTAGGGGTCAACAGGACACCCCCGGGCCAAAGGGTTTGAGCAAAACTTTTTCTCCGGCACCGGCGGGCGGGCTCGACTGTCGCATTTTTTCGCGAAAATTTACACGTTAGGGGGGGATGGGATGGATGAAAAAAAGTTAAAAGCGATAAAAAACGAGTTGCTTAAGCGAATCGACAGCAAAAGCAAGGTTCAGCAAGAGAAAATCGAGCGCTACTTAAACCTGGTAAGGCTCTACTATATGCTCGATGAGGCGATAGAAAAACATGGTGTAATGATCACAACCATTAACGGGGCGCAGCGTTTCACGAAACCCAACCCCGCTATCGCTGAAAAGAATAAGATCAACGCCTCGCTGATCGCTCTCGGTAAAGATCTGGGACTGGACACCCCACCTCCTGTGAAAGAGACAGATGATGATGTAAGCGAATTGATCTAATATGCTTAGACAGAAGTATGTGGACGAATACATTGCTCTTTACCGGGAGGGCAAGATAAAACTTAATATAGAGCGAATTAAATTAATTGAATACCTGGAGCGAGATGTACTGTCTCGTGATGACTTGTATTTTGACGACGAAATGATTGAAAACTGTGTGAGGTTCGCGGAAAAATGGTATTTCCCATTGCAACCTTTCCAGAAGTTTTTGATCGCTTTCGTCTTTTTGTTTTATAAGGGCACGCGCAGGGTGTTCTATCGCCGTCATCTTTGGATGATGGGCCGCGGTGCGGGGAAGAATGGCTTGATCTCTGTGATCAGCCATTTTTTAATTAGCGAACTGCACGGTGTACGTGGCTACAACATATCCGTCGTTGCCAACTCAGAGGAACAGGCGAAAACCTCTGTCGAAGAGGTGGGGGATGTCGTCAAGCAGCATCCGACGCTCCAACGTCATTTCAAGGCGACAGCCACACAGGTTTTAAGCAAGAAAACTAACAGCGTCTTTAAGTATCGAACCTCAAATGGCAACACAAAAGATGGATTGCGTGACGGCGCGGTAGTCTTTGACGAGATCCACTACTTCGAGGACAACCAGAACGTTCGAGTTCACACATCGGGGCTTGGGAAACGCCAGCCGCCGAGGGAATTTTACATCGGAACGGACGGATATGTGCGAGATGGGTTTCTCGACAAGATGAAAGAACGCGCGCGCAAGGTTCTAGAAGGCAGTGCCAGGTCGGATTCTCTATTTCCTTTTATCTGCAAACTGGACGACGAAGAAGAGGTGGATGATCCGTCTAACTGGGAGAAAGCGAATCCCATGCTGAGCGAGCCCAGAGGGGAGTATGCTCAGGGACTTTTTGATACGATCAAAGAGGAGTACGACAACCTGATTGACGATCCTTCGAACCGCGAGGAATTCATGACAAAGCGTATGAATCTGCCGGTAACTGATCTTGAAAGATCGGTTGCTAAGTGGGAGGAAATAGCGGCTACAAACCAACCCCTCCCGGATCTCGAAGGCAAAGAGTGCATTGGCTGTCTTGATTTTGCGCAGATTCGAGACTTCGCCGCTGTCGGGCTGGTGTTCAAACACGACGGCAAGGTTCCGTTTATCACTCATTCGTTCGTGCGCAAAGAGTTTGCCGATAAATACTATGGCTACTCCAGGATAAATGTGGGAGAGACTGAGAAATTCGCACCAATCAAGGAATGGGAGTCCCAAGGACTGCTCACTGTTGTCGATGAGGAAATGATCAACTTCGAACACATCGTCAACTGGTTTGTGACTATGAGGTTGAAATACAACATCAAGAAGATAATCGGGGACAGTTACCGCATGGAGATGCTTAAACCGATGTTAGAGGCGGTGGGTTTTGAAGTCGAAGTAATTCGTCGACCAGAAGCGATCCACGGTCTGCTGGCTCCGCGAGTAGAGACATACTTTGCGAAGAGGATGTTTGTCTGGGGGGACAACCCGCTCATGCGCTGGTACACGAACAACGTCCTGGTCACCATCAAGAAAGACGGTAACAAGGTGTACGGCAAGAAAGAACCGATCCGGAGAAAGACTGACGGCTTCCAGGCGCTTGTTTGTGGACTATACCGGATCGAGGAACTAAGCGAGAGCAACATCGAAGATGCGCTGGATGTGCTTAGTGAACTGAACTTCTAACAAGGGGGGTGAGAAAAGCGGATGGGACTTTTAAAGACAATCTTCAAACGCGAGGGAAAACATGAGAGCTCATTTATTGACTTGGAATTGTTCTACGACTTAGCAAAGCGCCCCTATCTTAAAAAGATGGCTCTGGAGACGTGTATCAACTTTATCGGCCGAACGATCAGCTTGAGCAAGTTTCGGATTGTTGAAAACGGCAAACGGGTATATGATGACTGGGATTATCTGCTCAACGTCAGGCCCAATGCGCATCAATCTGCTTCAGAGTTTTGGCATCACCTTGTTTACAAGCTGATCTACGACAATGAGGTTCTAGTGATTCTATCTGATACGAATGATTTGTTAATAGCAGACGATTTCACCCGCGAAGAGTATGCGGTATATCCAGATACGTTTAGAGATGTAACTGTAAAGGACTACACATTCCAACGAACATTCCGCATGGATGAAGTGATTTATCTCACCTATCACAACGTCAAGCTGTCTCGGTTTATGGATGGGATGTTCGAGGATTATTCCGAGTTGTACGCACGGATGTTGGAAACGCAAAAACGGAGCAACCAGATCCGTGGGACTGTAGGAATCGACTCAACACAGCAGCTGGATGAAAAGGGAAAAGAGCAACTGCAGGCATTTATCGATCGTCTGTTCGAGTCTTTCCAAAATAAGAGTGTTGCCCTCGTTCCCAAACTCAAGGGTTTTGAATACAACGAGGTGGCAGACGGCTCAAATAACGGAAAATCCGTTGACGAGCTTGCTAAGCTGAAGCGTGATCTGGTGGATGTTGTCGCCAATATTTTAGGAATTCCTTCATCGCTTCTTTATGGAGATATGTCTGAGTACGAGACGGCGATCAAGGCGTACAACAAGTTTTGCATCTCCCCGCTCCTCAAAAAGATCCACGATGAGCTAAACGCCAAGACGATTACAAAAGCGGAATACATGCAAGGCAAACGGGTTTATGTTTATGGAGTGACTGAACTGAATCCGCTAGAGTTAGCGAATGCAGTTGACAAGCTGCGCGCATCCGGTGTGTATAACGCTAATGAAATCCGCGTTAAGTTGGGAGATGAGCCAGTGGATAATCCAGCGTTGGATGAATACGTCTTGACGAAAAACTATGAAAGTACTTTGAAAGGGGGTGAGGGGGACGATGACTAGAGTCCGAGAATTTTTAAAATCCTTCAAGAATCAATCCTATGTTGACCAACTAGAGAAGATCGAGAGGAAGTTTGAAGCAAAATACAACGAGGAGACCAACACGACCGAGATCACGATCTACGGAGTGATTGGCGACTCTTGGTTCGAGGAGTCCATTTCAGCATCTGACATAGATCAGGCACTAAAAGAGGCTAAGGGAGACATCGTGATCCGACTAAACAGCCCGGGAGGAGATGCTTTTGATGGGATCGCGATCTATAACCGCCTAAAGCAACACAAGGGAAAAGTGACGATCTATGTGGATGGGTGGGCGTGTTCTGCGGCGTCTGTCATCGCCATGGCGGCGGATGAGTTGGTCATGGGTCTAGGAGCGATGATGATGATCCATGAAGCTTGGAGCATTGTCTGGGGATCGAAAACAGACATGCGGAAGGAGGCTCAGGTCTTAGAAGAATTGGAGGAAGGCATCATCGATATTTACATGACCAAAGCAAAAGTGAGCCGCGAAGAGATCCGCCAGATGGTCGATGAAGAAACGTGGTTCAGCGCCCAAAAAGCTGTTGATATTGGCTTTGCTGATTCTGTCGTTGACGACAGGGATGAAAAGATCAATCAACTTAAAGCACAAGTCGCCAATTTGAAAAATGAGTTGGCACAACTAAAAAATCAAGATCAAACGAATGAACCCACCCCGGTGAAAGCTGGAGTAAGGTTCATTTTTTAATTAAAAACAAGGAGGTAATTTTTAATGACGATGAGGTTAAAGGGTAAAATGGAAAACTTCGAGGCTAAGAAAGAAGCTTACATGAACTTAGTAAAGGAAGGGGCTGACGCAGAGGCGCAGGCGAAGGCTTGGAACGAGCTGCAAGATGCGCTGGTCGAGGACCTCACAGAAAAGATCCTGACCCAGGTCCGCAATGAGAATATGGACAGCCAAATCCTTGCCGCACGTGGTCAAAATGTTTTGACATCGGAAGAGCGCAGGTTTTTCAACGAGGTAATTGCATCTGGCGGATTTACTGATGATTCGATTTTGCCGGTAACGACGCAAGAGCGCGTGTTCGAGGACCTGGTGGCAGCTCATCCGTTGCTGGAAGCCATCGGTCTGCAGGATCTTGGAGCGGTCACACGCTACATCTATTCCGATCCAACTAAGGCATACGCCTGGGGCAACTTGTTCGGCGAAATCAAGGGACAAGTTAGCACAGCGTTCCGTGAAGAGCAGATCGGTCAGCTGAAACTCACGGCCTTCGCGGTCATCCCGAAAGACATGCTCGAGCTCGGCCCGGAATGGGTGGAACGCTACGTCCGGACGCTGCTCGTTGAGTCCTACTCTGTTGGTTTGGAGTACGGCTTGGTTAATGGTCGTGGGCCTACTCAAAATGAACCGATTGGGCTGATGAAAGATGTCGCGGAGAACGGCGCTGTAACCGATAAGACATCTTCCGGCGTATTGACTTTTGCGCCTTCTCAGTTTGGCGAAGTTGTAGCCGGCGAATTGCACGATGTGATTAAGGCGCTGTCTACAGATGAAAAAGGTAAAGCTCGAAAGGTACTGGGTAAGGTTCACATGGTCGTGAATCCTGTGGATGCTATCAGTGTCCAATTCCGGAACACTGTGCAAACCGCTAATGGTCAGTGGGTAACGGCACTGCCGTATAACATCAAGCTGGTGGAGTCGGAAGAGGTTCCAGAGAAAAAGGCTCTGTTCTTCGTGAAAGGCGAATACATTGCAGCTTTGGCCGGTGGGTACAAGATCAACCGCTTTGATCAAACGCTGGCAATCGAAGATGCGATGCTCTACACGATTAAGCAATTCGCTAACGGCAAGCCGAAGGACAACAAAGCGGCGCTTGTATATGACTTGGACATCAAATTTGGCAGCGGCGAAGAGACTCCTTAATCGGGAGTCTCTTTTTCATCCCCATATAGGAGGTGTTAGTACTAAATGTATCGGGTAGTGCGCAGATTTAAAGATTTGAAGCATGATGGGCACATTTACAACGTCGGTGATGAGTATCCTGCCGAGGGATTCAAGACGACGAAAAAGCGCTTGGAAGAGTTGTCTACCACAAAAAACAAATACGGCAAGATTTACATCGAAGAAGTCGCAGACGAAGGGGAAAACGAGGAAACAGCCGGTGAGGATAGCGACTCTGATGAGGGGTGAATTAGATGTCTCAAATCACTCCGGATATCGTGGAGGAGTTCATGCTCCGAATGCACCTTGATGACGAAGAAGACGGCAACCTGCAGCGCATTCTTGAAGCATCCTATGCTGATCTCATCCGAATTTGCGGGGATTACGATCTAGGCGATCCTGTATTCAAGGAATTGGTGTTCGAGCGTGCTCGTTATGCCTATAACGATGCACTCGAGTATTTTCACACCAACTTTTTGACCCAGATCAATAATCTGATGATGGCAAAAGCTCTGGGAACGAGTGATGATGATGAAGCCGAATAGATACAATGCCAACAGCCATAGCGGACGGTTTAACAAGCGCGTCTCCATCTGGGGACCGATGATCACCCAAGATGAGATCGGCAATGAGATTGAAACGTTTGGCGAGATTTGCACGGTATGGGCCATGGTGAAAACGCTGAAAGGCTCAGAGTATGCGGCCGCTGCTCAGACCAATACCGTGCATATTACCCGGTTTGTAGTACGGTACTCAAAACCTCTCGATGATCTATTTTGCGAGCATGGAACTCGGATCGAGTTGAGGTACAAAGGAAAGAAATACGATGTAAAAAGTATTATCAACGACGACGAACTAAACGAGACGTTTACAATTATCGCCGAAGGAAGGGTGTGATCGGCGATGGCAAAAACCGTTAGTATCGACAACCTGGCCGCCGAGATCACGCAGGCCGTTCGCGATTACACCGAAGATGTGACTGCAGCCATTGAAAGAGAGCTCGACACGACATCAAAGAATCTCAGGAAAGATATAAGCAGAGACTCGCCGAAACGAACCGGGGAATATGCTAAGGGATGGACAAGAAAAAAGATCAGCTCCGGCGGCGAAGTCCGCTATGTCATCTATAACCGCCGTAAAGGCAGTATCGCTCACTTACTGGAGTTTGGCCATGCGAAGCGGGGCGGGGGGCGAGTCCCAGGTAGACCACATATCCGACCTAACTATGATCGCACCGAACCTGAGATGATGCGCCGGATCCAGTCTATTATCAAAAACGGAGGGTGATGCGGGTTGACATTGGCAGAGCTTTTGCAGGAGCTGAGAGAAATTGGCTATCCGATAGCATACGCAAAATTTAACTCAGAGCCATCCCCTCCTTATCTGGTATATTCATTTGCTTACTCAAATGACTTGATAGCTGACAATATTAACTACTCCGAGATCGGCAACTATCAAATCGAGCTTTACACAACTCAAAAGGATCTGGTCGCGGAAGGTAAGGTGCAGGAAAAATTAAAAGAACTCGGGATCCCTTATTCCAAGGTTGAAGCTTACCTTGATTCCGAAAAACTTCACCAAGTCATTTATGAAATCCAAATCATTGGAGGTTGATAGAATGTCTCAAAATAAAGTGACGTTTGGTCTGCGCGATGTACACATCGCGTTTTTTGATGATCAGGCGGCTGAGCAACCCGCTTGGAAAACTCCTATTCGCATTCCTGGTGCAGTGCGCTGGACGCCTACAGCCGTGGGGGAAGCTACTAACTTCTACGCTGACAACCAACTCTATTTTTCCTACACCGCCAATAACGGTTACACAGGAGAGCTTGAACTCGCAAACGTACCGGACGAAGTGCTTGCCGAGATGTTGGGCTGGGAGATTGACGACAACGGGACGATCATCGAGATTGCAGATGCGATGCCTAAACACTTCGCTCTACTGGGGCAAGTGCAAGGCGACAAACGCAACCGTCGATTTGTCTATTACGACTGCGTAGCGGCTCGCCCAGCCAAGGAGCGGACGACACAGAGCGAATCGATCACGCCTGCTACAGACGTACTCAACATCACAATCAGTCCAATCGAAATCAATGGCAAGATTGTGGTTAAAGGTGATATCGAGCTGAATGACACTAACGCGGATGTATATAATTCCTTCTTCACGTCGGTCTACACACCGACATTTACGCCGGAAATCTAAGGAGGTAGACCATGCAGGAAATCAATGTTGGCGACAAGACTGTAAGGCTCAGGGGATCTAACCTGAGCCTCCTTTATTATCAGCAGGAGTTTGGTAGGGATCTGCTCGGGGATTTGACTAAAATGATCACTTCAATGGTCAGCGCAGAAGCCCTAAAGATAGGCAGAGTAGATCCGGAGGACATGAATTTGGCGGCCTTTGATTCCGTTTCCTTGCTACGTTTAATTTGGACCTTGGCGCGGACGGCAGCAGGACCTACTGGGAATTTTCCTTCGTTTGATGTTTGGTTGCAAGAAAATGAGGAACTAGATCTTTTGAATGGGGAACTGCTGCAAACGGTTTTCGCGGAAGCGCAAAGAGCCTTTTTTCGTAGTCCAAAAACCGTGGCACCGGCGGCCCAAAGGAAGCGCAGATAATCGTTGCGATCGTACAGACGTTAACATCATATCCGCGGCAATGCGTTTCGGAATGTCCTTGCATGAGCTTGATCTTTTGACGTTGCAAGACTTTTTTGACATCGCCCATGCGTATTTAGGAGATGATCCTGACGAGCCGCGCGAGGCAACGCAGGCGGACATTGACGCCTTTTTCCGGGGGTGAGGCCTTGCAAAGGGTTAAATGCAATAAGGGATGCCGGCAAGAGTTTGTGTTAATCGAGATCGGCAAAGTCCATGTCTGGGATGACATCGAAGCAGTGGGCTTTACTTGCCCGTATTGCGGCGAGTTTTACGGTTATTATCAAAACGACAAGATTCGAAAGTTACAACGAGAGCAACAAAAATTGTTGAGTAGAGGGAAGCGTGCAAAAGGGAAAGCCTTAAAAGGAATTATGATGCAGATAGAAAACAAGAAGGCAGAGATTAAGAATGAGATGGATCGCCTCCGCCTCCGAACTGAATTGGAGGGAGAAAAACATGCAGAAAGTACGATGTCCTAATTGTGGGCAGACACTGTTTTTTGCTCGGTCCGCTGACTTGGAGATAAAGTGTCAGCGTTGCAAACAGATTGTGAAGGTGAATATCCAAGGACAGAGCCAGAGCCACCAAGCAGAGTGAGCCAAGCGCCTGCCTTTTTCGATATTGAGAAAGGCAGGTGTTTTGTTTGGCCCAAACCATACGCGGGATTAACGTTGTCATTGGATCTGACACAACGGGTTTAGCCAAGGCACTGAGCGACGTCAATAAACACGCGAGAGATATCCAAAGCGAACTCAGACAGGTTGAGCGATTACTCAAGTTTGATCCGACTAATACGGAGTTGTTAGCACAGAAACAAAAGCTACTGAGTGATGCGGTTGAAAATACACAAGAAAAGCTGAATCGACTGCGACTAGTACAGGAGCAGGTAAATGAGCAATTCCAGCGCGGGGAGATCAGCGAAGGGCAGTATCGGGCTTTCCAGCGTGAGGTAGCCAAGACTGAGCAAGAGTTGAAGAGGCTGGAGAAGCAACTTAAGAGCACAAGCCCTGAAATCCAGTCGCTTGGCAAGAGGCTCGAAGAAGCTGGCGAGAAGATGAAAAAAGCCGGCGAAAAAATCACCGATGTAGGTAAGAAGTTAACAATAGGCGTAACGGCTCCTATCGCCGGGATCGGGGTTGCTGCTACTAAAGCGGCTATTGATTTTGAGTCCGCGTTTGCTGGCGTCCGCAAGACGGTCGATGCTACGGAAGAAGAATTTGCTCAGCTGGAGCAAGGAATTCGCGACATGTCGAAGCGCATGCCGGCGTCGGCAACTGATATCGCGGCTGTCGCAGAGGCGGCGGGGCAGCTCGGTATCCAGACAGAGAACATCCTGAAGTTTACCGAGACCATGATCGGACTCGGCGAAGCAACCAACCTTACAGCCGAGGAGGGCGCCACACAGTTTGCTCGGTTTGCGAACATTGTAGGCATGTCGCAAAACGATTTTGACCGTCTTGGATCGTCTGTGGTAGCTCTGGGCAACTCGCTGGCGACAACCGAGGCGGAGATCGTGGCGATGGGACTGCGTCTCGCCGGCCAGGGTGCGCAGATCGGCATGACAGAGGCGCAGATCATGGCTCTCGCCGCCGCCATGTCATCGGTTGGCATTGAGGCGGAAGCCGGCGGTACTGCAATGAGCACGACGCTTAAAAAGATGCAGACGGCTGTATCTCTGGCGGGCGAAGACCTCGAAAAATTTGCCGCGGTTGCTCGGATGTCGGCTGAGGAGTTTGCCGCTGCGTTTAGCGCAGATCCTGCAGTTGCGTTGCAAGCCTTTGTCGATGGATTGGCGGCGTCGAGTGCAGCTGGCGAAAACCTGACGCTTATCCTTAATGACTTGGGCATCAGCGGAATCCGCGAATCCGACACACTCCTGCGCTTGGCCGGGGCAAGCGATGTGTTACGGGACGCCATTGCAACATCTACGGAAGCATGGAAGGAAAACTCCGCCCTCCAAAATGAGGTCGCACAGCGGTATGCGACAACTGAATCAAAACTCGCAATGGCTAAAAACCAGCTTGCCGACCTCGCTATAGAGATCGGTAATATTCTTGTGCCGGTGTTGGTGTCGCTGGTTGAGGCAGTCAAGCCGATCGTTACCTGGTTTGCAAACCTGAGCACAGAAACTCAGACAACGATCGTAGCCATAGCAGGTATAGCTGCAGCGATAGGCCCATTGTTAATGGTGCTTGGCACGTTGACATCCGGGATTGGAAAGCTCTTACCTCTTGTTATTAAAGTGGTGCCCGCGATAGAAGGTGTATCTGTCGCAGTGGGAGCACTAGGAACAGCCATTAAGTTTGCGATGGGACCCATAGGCCTGATCATCGCGGGCATATCTGCTCTTGTGGCGGGTGGTATTGCACTCCACAAACACATGTCCGAAGAAGCCATACCTGCGGTCGAACGGTTTAGCGATGAGGTGTCTAAGGCGACGCAGGAAGCTGTAGGCGCCTTTATGGACTTGAATGACCAAGCAACTGTCGCACTCAATCAACTTGCCTGGAGCGGCCAAGCCGTCACGCAGGAGATGGCCGACAACATCGTTGGCACATTTAACAGCATGGGCGACCAAATCCTTGCGTCGATGGAGACCAAGCACGCAGAAGAACTCGCATCCATGCAGGAGTTTTTCGCAAACGCTCAAGGTCTGACCGAAGAGGAACAGGCGGAGATTCTGGCCAGCGTGCAGCAGGCACAGGAAAATCAGAGACTTGCAGTAGAAGAAGGGCAGGCGCACATCGAGGAGATCCTGCGCCGGGCGTCCGAAGAAAAAAGAGGGTTGACGCAGGAAGAAGCGGCTGAGATCAATCGCATCCAGCAGGAGATGCTCCAGGCTGGTATTGAGATGCTGTCGGAGAATGAGATCGAGCAAAGAATCATCTTGGAACGGATGCTGGAAAATGCAAATGACCTGACAGCTAGGCAAGCGGCTGAGGTAGTACAAAACAGCATAAAACAACGCGACGAAACGATTCGCGCGGCAGAGGAGCAGTATAATGACGTGCTCCGCAATATCATCCGCCAGCGTGATGAGCTTGGTACTATTTCAGCTGAGCAAGCCGACAAGCTCATCGCGGAAGCTCAAAGGCAACGAGATGAGACGATTAAACGAGCCGAGGAAATGCACAAACGTGTTGTAGACGAAGCGAAGAAGCGGGCCAATGAGCATATCAATGCTGTCAACTGGGAGACGGGCGAGGTCCTCAATCGCTGGCAAAAGCTCGGAAATGATATCAGAACTGTTTGGAATAACATCGTTGAATGGACAAAGAACGCATGGAACAGCGTGAAGAACTGGGTTAGCGATCGAGTCAACGGTGTTGTTGATGCTGTTAGAAATGGGATGAATAGGGCCTACGACTGGGTGAAAAACATCTGGAATAAAGTCATAGACTTTTTCAAAAATCTCAACCTTGCCCAAGTTGGTAAAGACATGATGCAGGGTTTAGTTGATGGTATCGGCAGCATGGCAAATAAGGTTTGGGAAAAAGCCAAAAGCATTGCCCAGGGGATAGGAGACAGCATCAAGCAGTTTTTTGGTATCGCATCTCCGTCCAGGTTGATGAGAGAGTACGGCGAAAACATCGGCGAGGGATTGGCGCTTGGTATCCAAGACAGCATTGGGGATGTGAGGAGACAGGTTGCACAGCTCAATGTTGCAGCATCCAATATCCAAGTTGGTGCAGTTACTCCAGGAGCGACAGTTGCAGCGGTACCGACTACAAGCACGATCAACTTTGAAGGGCTGTTTTCTGGCGCTCATATCATCGTCCGAAATGATCATGACATTGAGCTGCTGGCAAGAGAAATCTGGAACATGGCAGAACAAGCAAGGAGGGGTGCTCTGTGAAACCGCAAATTTGGTTAGATGATAAGTCGAATGTCGATCTAGGCTTTATCGTCCGCGGGACTAGCAAGCGCCCCGGCTTGCCTAGTACGGTTGATCGCACACTATCAATAGCAGGAAGACATGGTATATACGACTTCGGCGCAGATCTCAACTCGCGCCTTTTTGTTTATGATTGTGCAGTTATTACTCGCAATTATAAAGAGCTGCAACGCGTAGTACAGGGTATTGCAGCGCATCTTGTCGATCGACACGGCCGGCCTAGGTTGATGCGACTTAAAGTTGCTGAACGTCCCAACCAGTATTTCAACGTTCGGTATTATGGGGCGTTTGATATCCAAC